GTTTGACGATCAAGAACAACACCCTTGTCGTTGACGAGTAGTTCTCCATCAAACACACAATCAACTTCACCTGCCATCTTGATAAAGTCTTCGTCCAGATTACCTAGTAGTTGAATTTCTTTTCCATTGCGAGAGCGGTATTCCACTTTGCCATCCCGAACAATTGCGTTGAATCGCATTCCGTCCATCTTGGTTTGTACCATTGCTGGGAACTGCACCTTGTCTACGAGTTTCTGCTCGAACTGACTGCACAACATTACTGGATAATCGTTCACCAAACCAGTCCACACTGCGTTTGCGGTTGAGATTGAAACTCCACATTTTAAATCTTTCTGAATAATTCGTTCAATAACTTTTGCTTCATGTGGTTCAAGACCAGACAGGATTGCTCGCAGATGAGCAATTGCTGCATTACCAGTAACTTCACGACTGGACAAGTAGTAAAGATTCTCCAATGCCACACCCAGCGATGTCTGATGTTCTGAGTCTGCACCAACATACTCATACTCAGGGATTTTACGAATGTAGAAGTTAGTGAATGGATCAAGTGCTAACCGAACAACATGGATCAATCCAGCATTGTCACGATTCTCTTCCAACTTCTGAATCTTGTAATTGCGTGAAGGGTTTGCAGCCAAGTCATTAAAGAATGCATCTAGAGTCATCATAAATCTTTTATTCCTTTTTGTATCACTTTAAAAGTCCGATATCTTGTATCAATACGAATCGGGTTTTTAAACATAGTAAATTCTTTGGGGTTGTGCCATTTGAAATAACCATACATCTTGCTCTTGCTATCAGACATAAGGTATGTATGATTCGGTTGCCGATGCTCACAATCCCACTTCGTGGTTTCTTTAACCAGAATCATGCTACTTTCCTAACACGAGGGATCAACTCACCATCAATAGTGAGTCGTGGCTCAGGGCAGGAGATTGAACCTTCGTAGTCCAACTGTGACTTCTCGAACCAAGACATGTAGTCGTCTTCTTCGATCGACCAACCAAGAATAGTTTCTTGATAGCCTTCGTTGTTACACTCAATCTTGGAGCGGATGGAGTCAACAACCATCTCGCACTTCTTGCCAAAGAATTCGTTCATCTTGATGAACTGCTGTACATCTTCGATGATGTACTCGGAACCACCTTTGGCTTTCCAGTACTGAGGACACTCACCTGTGCCATCCCAATCATGAGCACCATAGTTTTCGTAAACCTGAGTAGAAATCACAATCTTCATACTATTCTCCAATTCATATATTATACATCAAACAATCTTGCAAGACAAATCAGAATGAAACCCGAGTGAACCCAAGATTGTTCACAAAGAATGCATTCTCACCTTGCACAATAACATCACCAACAGAAACCGAATGCATTTGGTCCAATCGTTTGATTCTTGATTCTGGTCCAATGTTACCAATTTCAAAAACTTGATTCAAATTCATTGCGTCAATTTCTGCAACTTTCTTGTACATGTCACGAGCAGCAATAATAGAATCAGCAGTCGGTTTCCAAGTAACATTCAAATACTTTTCGTAGAAGGCAGGACGCTGACCCTCAGAAGAATTCACTTCGTCAATTTGTTCGTTTGACAACACGATCTGGAACAATTCAAATTTCAACATAATCTATTTCCTTTTCAACTTTCTAAGACTATATTATACACCATGTTGCAATTAAAGACAACACCTTTATGGAATAACCCTACAGGGTTGAGGGGATTAGAATCCCTTGTATCTACAGGGCTTTAGAATGCTGAAAACCCTCTACTAGAGAGGGTTTGGAGGGAGGGCTAAGGGAAGCCTAGTAAGGGTTACAGACCGACTAAAGCCGATGCTGGAGCAATCTGGATGCCAGATCCGTAAAGTCGGTTATATTCGTTGACCATATTCGGGCTTGGTTCACCTTCGGCTACGAGTGCTTCTCTATGGAAAGAGATGTTTCCTTCGCAATAAGGCATGTAAGGCATCAATGCCACACCCATACCTTGTTCTGTTCTTTGTAGCATAACAACTGCAGAATTTTTAACCACAATCGTTTTATCATTTAGATCAAATACTTCACCAATCATTTCTTCACCACTGACCAATTTAAAAATTGCAATGCTTCCTGCTTTCATACTATTCCTCACTTGCTAGTCGTTCAATAAAATCAGCTGCTGCGTCTTGTGTTATGAATACTTCTGCGTAAACTTTATACAAGTCGTAGTTATGCTGAGCAATAACCAATACCTGTTTAGTTCTCCAAACAGATATTTTAAATGTCCACTCTCCCCTTGTCACTGGGACAAAGGAAATCATGTCTTTGGTAACTTTTGCTTTCATACAAGTATTTAGGGAGAACCGAAGTCCTCCCTACTTGTACAATTACTTGGTTGGGTTTGGTGCTTTACCGTTTACCCAATCCCAATCATCATCTGTCATTGGGATCCAATTATTCATTTTACTTTACCTACTTTGTAGGCTTTGAACATTTGGATGCCCTCAGCAAGACCGAGGATAATATTTTTACAGTTGTTCAGCAGCTTTGTCATATGCATCTTCCTGTAAAAATTGTTTACCTTTGCCAGTCTTAACTGGAACTTTTTTGGCTTTCTGTGTCTCTGGAACTAATTGATCAAGAGCGATCTTTAGAACACCATTAAACAGTTCAGCGTCTTTCACTTCGTATTGGTCACCGATTGCCCATGCACGAGTAAACGCACGATTAGCAATACCTTTGAAAATGTAGTCAGTGTCAGCTGGCTCTACAGATTCAGAGTTACCCTTAACGATTAACTTACCACCATCGATAGTAATGTCGATTTCGTTTTGTGCGAAACCTGCTACAGCGATTTCAATCGTGTATGTATTACCGTTCTTGCGAACATTGAATGGAGGATAGTTGGGGATGTTTTTGGTCAGGTCATCGTGTAGAGCCTGCATCTTTGCGAATTGATCGTCAAAGCCAACAAAAACTTTATCAAAGTCTTTGAAGTGTTCACCAAAAATTGTTGGAATGAATTTTGAAACCATAGTGTTTCTCCTATTAAGCGAGTTAAATTAAAATTGATACCCCGAAGGCATATCATTAATGCTGGTTACTAGTTCCAGCGACATCGTGCGTCATGTCAGCTTTACCAACGATTCGTAACTTAGTGGTCCTAAGGTGAATTCTTATCGATTCATCACATACATAGTGATTTCGAATCCGTATCTCATTTCTACTGCTTCTGGTTTAGTCCACATATTCATCTCCTTAGTTATGTCCAAGACGGACACTTATACTTATTACTGAGGAGACAAAAACCAGCTAATGAAAATCATTAGTTTTACCTAATGGTATTTATGCTTTTTCAGTAGGTGTTTCTGCTTCTGCTTTAGGCAATTGTGGCATTGCTTGTGCTTGAATTTTATTGATCAATGCTGCAATTTGATCAAATGGGTGTTTACCCAAAGATGCTAAAATTGCGTTTGCCTCATCAAGAGTAAATTCAAATTTAATAGTAATTTGTTGTGCTTGCTCAGTCATAATAACTCCATGTTTAAATTATTTAGTTTTCTTGCCGATATTATATTTCGGTACAAGTTCCCATTCGTTTTTCTCTTTATAAGATACAACCTTAATTTGAGACAAAGATGCTTTATGGTCAGCTTGAGAATCATTGAGAATCTTTAATAGTTCCCAATCTTGGAGCAAACCAGCAATAGCATTTCTACGCTCGATATCGCCACTAGTAATATTAGATTCTTTACCATCTAAGGCAAATAGTTCTTTAAAGTGAACGATGAAGTACCTACCCTGCTTATGTAAGATATGGCAGGATTGATATAATTTGTTTTCTTTTCTGGATGCAATGCCGATGCGAGTCAGTGTTTCTCTAACTTTCAGGAAGTTATCTGGCTCTGGCAGACTCACTTCAAGCATCGACTCGGGCTTCCAGTCGTAATAAACCATCTCTATAGTCATTATTTTCCACCTTTGTATAATTTTTCTTTAATCATAATCAATTGATTATCAGTAAGAATACTAAGGGCTTCTTTCACTTTTTCATCAGAGTAACCGAAGTATTCTTTAACTAATCGAAAGGATTCGGTTTCGGCATCTTTTTTGTGCCATTTACTGAACCTTTTCTTCTTAGAAATACTATTTAGGAAAAAGTAAAACTGCCAGTCCTCTGGGATGGAACAATGAAAGTTCATCTCATTGGCATAAAGGACTGTATCGGGAAAATAACTTAGACCACGATTAACAATGAAAGG